AGTTTGGCTTGTACATGTAAAAAAAAAGGACTAGTATGAAAAATATTGTTTATATATTTTGGAAAGTAAGAAATATAGATAATACTAAACTTAAAATAATTTCGTGTGAATTAAGTTTAAAAATAAAGGATACCATAGTTCAACTGGATAGAGCATGAGACTTCTAATCTCATAGTTGCAGGTTCGAGTCCTGCTGGTATCTTATGGACCTATAGCTCAATTGGCAGAGCATCACACTTTTAATGTGACGGTTGATGGTTCGATTCCATCTAGGTTCAATTATTTCCGATTAGTGTAATGGTAGCACGGTAGATTTTGATTCTACTAGTAGAGGTTCAAATCCTTTATCGGAAGTTTTTTGGTAGGATGGCTGAATGGCTTAAGCAGGCGATTGCAACTCGTCGTATGGGGGTTCAATTCCCTCTCCTATCTTTTTTTAAATTTATTTTGACTTTCTTTTAGTTTTGATATATTATATTAGTAAGAGGACTATGTGAAGAGATATGATTATCACTCTTAAACTATGGTGAGGGAAGTTGTTGCTCCCAAAAGGAAAATCAAGAAGAAGCTGCTCCATAGTGCTGAAGGCTTCATATGTGATAGCATATCTCTAATTTTTTTAAAGGAGTTTAAAAATATGAAAAATACTATTCTTGAAGAAATAAAGGATTATGCAATAAGAAAATTAGGGGACAATTATAGTTATTGTGGAGTTGCAGATAGTAATGAGTTTTGTCAAATAAATAGTTCTGATTCAAATGAATCTGATATTGTAATAAAGATATCAATAACAAAGAAATAAATATGAAATGTTTATTTAAATTAAAAGAATATCCTAAAAATCAAATAACATATTTATCAAATGAAATAGCTGAAAAAATGTATCAAAGTCCTTATAGATATGATGTTGTTTTATCTAGAATTAAAATTAGAGAGCTTAATAGCAAAGAAATGAATTTTGGAGAATGGATAGATTACTATAAGATTAAAATTTTATAGAGGAGTTTAATATGAAATTTATAATAAAAGAGAGTGATAAGAAAAAAGCAGTTATATCTGAAAAGTATAATTATACTTTCGATAAAGAAACTGGAGAGTTTTATCGATGGGGTAAAACTACAAAAACAGAAGATGATCCTATAATGGCACCATCTCCTGAAATTGCTGATATAGAGATTACTACATCATGTGATAATAATTGTGAATATTGTTACAAAGCAAATAATCCTAATGGAAAAAATATGTCTTATGAAACATTTACTAATATAATAGATAAATTACTTCCTATTTTAAATCAAGTAGCTTTAGGAGTAGATGCTAAATGTGAAGCAAACCCAGACACTTTTCGAATGATGGAATATTGTAGATCTAAAGGAGTTATTCCTAATTTAACTGTAGCTAATATATCTGAAGAAACTGCTCAAAAAATAACTTTATTAGCGGGAGCTTGCGCGGTAAGTTATCACGGTGATAAAGATAAATGTTTCAATAGTATTGATCGATTATCTAAAGCCGGATTAAAAGTTGTAAATATGCATTATGTAATTTCCCAAGAAACTTATTTTGATGTATTTAATATATTAGATGATATAAAATCAGATCCTCGGTTAAAAAATATGACAGCTATTGTATTTCTTGCTCTTAAGAAAAAAGGTAGAGGTATTGATCATCAAATTATAACTCAACATCAAATGAATAACATAATTAACTATGCTACAGAAAAAAATATAGGAATTGGATTTGATAGTTGTGGCACATTAAAGTATCTTGAATCAATTAAAGACGATCTTGACTATGATGCAAAAAGAATTTATGTAGAAGATTGTGAATCTACTTTATTTAGTTCTTATTTTGATACTGATGGAATTTTCTATCCTTGTTCATTTAGTGAAGGACATACCCATAAAGTAATAGATAATTCTTCTATTAAATTAGCATATAAAGTTATAGATCATAATTGGACTAAAGGAATTCCTATGACTAAAGATACTGATTTTTTAAAAGATGTTTGGCATCATGAAAAGACTATTCAATTTAGAAAAGCTTTATTAAATACTAAAAAGAACAATTCTCATAATTGTAGAGAATGTCCTTACTTTGAGATATAGGAGATTCTTTAAGTTTTAAAGTAATTAATCCTGATTTTGATTTAAAATATTTATCAAAATAGTTTGATAAATTTTAGTTTTAATTATATTATATAAAATATTAGGAGTCAAAAGATGAAAAGAAGAAAAACGTTTGTAAGTAATTCAAGTTCTTCAAGTTATGTTTGTGAAGTATGTGGACATCATGATTCTGGCATGGATGCGTGCCCGACAGATTTAGGAATGGTTGAATGTTCTAATGGACATGTTATATGTGATGGGCATGTTTTAGATGTTAAAGTAGATATTAAAGAACAAGTAAGAGAAGAGTTAAAGTCTACTGTAAATAAGTCTCAAGAATCTCTAATAAAATATCCAAATGATGCTGATTATATAAGATGGTTTGAACAAAATACTTCTAAATTAAAAGAATTTGAAAAATGGGATGAGGATCAAATAAAAGACTATATTGAAGATTATATAGAATATGAAATTTCTTCTTTACAATGTCCTATATGTCAATTAACCGAAATATCCCCTAATACTCTTAATCAATATATTATTAAGAAATTTAATATTAATAAGAAAGATATTGAACAAGAGATGAAAGATAAATTTAATACTATTTATGAATTGGAGGACTTTGTAAAATGAAACGTAGATTAACATTTGTGAGCAATAGTTCATCCTCATCTTTTGTAGCCCTGGTTTCAAAAGATGATTTTGATGAAGTATTTAAAGATTTTTCTGAACTAGAAAAACAACTAACTAAGGAAGCATTCTTAGAAGAGGAAACAAAATTTCTTAATACAGAAGTATTTGTTCTTCAAGGATATCTGGAAGATGGGGAATGTTCTGATATTGAGAGTGTTGCTGAAAATTTATTAAGTCAGTTTGAAGACTATAATGAAGAAGATAGTTATGATTTTAATCAAAACTTTTTTAGTAAAGTAGAAGATGTGCTTAGTGAAAATGATAAATCTTTTTGTCACGGAGATTATAGATAATGAAAAAACGATTAACCTTTGTAAGTAATAGTTCCTCTAGTAGTTATGTAACTGGATATACTACTGAAATAAAAAAGATTGTAGTAAAAGATATATGTCCTCATTTTGATAAACTTTTAAAAATAAAAGTAGATTGTATGAATCTTAGTATGAAAATTCCTTCTGAAATTATAGAATGGGAAAAGAAATTAGGCCATAAGTTAGAACAAGTGTCTTCAGATATTTTAGTAAAAAAAGAGTCGGAAAAAATTGATCTCAGTGATTGTATTCTTGAAAAATATGAAAAGTTTATAAGTATTGATATGACTAAAGTACCTAAAAATATTACTAGAATAGAATTTCAGTATGAGGAGTGTTAAATGAAAAGTAGATTAACTTTTGTATCTAATAGTTCAAGTAGTTCTTTTATTTTAAAGAACGAATTAGATATAAAAAAATTTAAAAAGTATTGTGCTAATCGTAGTATAATTAAAGTAACTGATATAATTTCTGAACTATCTAAGGTTATTCAAGCAACTACAAAATTTAAACAATACATCAAACAATTAGATGCTAATTCTTTATTTTATGATTATGAAGATGAGGATATCTATGATGATTTATATCAAAGACTTGTTTCAGTGAATAGAGATTATCCTGGAGCATACATAACAGATTTTTATAGTAGAGATTATGCTTATGATGCTAATTTTGATTTTGAAATTTTTGAGGAGGATTAAAGTATGAAAAGAAGAACAACTTTTGCAAGTAATAGTTCATCATCAAGTTTTATTGTAATTGGTGATGAAATTATTAAGGAATATTTTATACAATATAATTATGTTGAATTAAATGAAGAACAAAAACAAAGGATTATGAATGCTGGAGTAAACGTAGATTCTCTTTTTTCTTCAGAGGATAAAGTTTATTTAACTGAATTTATTTCAGATAGTGGGGGCTGGGATTGGAAGAATAATTCAAAGGTTTTAGAATATCAAGATGGTGGTCATGGTGGCCCTTATAATGAGGATATTTATGATGAAATCGGAGATAATGTATGGCTATTAAGAGAAGGAAAAGAACTTCCAGATATTAAAGAATTTTTGAAAGATCGAGATATAAGAAAAGCTATTATAGAGGTTTTTATGGAAGCTGTTAAAAAAGAATTAGATATAGCAATAAAATGTTATTTAGGAGATTTAAATGATTAGAAATTTAATTAGTATTTTATTAATAATAGGTGGAATATTTCTTATGTTGTATGGAGCATTGTATTTCATGCTTTATTTAGGTATTATAGGAGTAATTGAAAGTTTAGATCCAATGAATGCTAAAGGAATAGCTCTTAATATAATTAGAATTATTTTATGCGAGGTAGGAATTATTCCTGGATTATTAGTATATTGGGCAGGTTGTTTAATTAAAAGTTAGAAAAAAATAATTCATTTAATTGACTATATAAATATTGATGGAGACTTAAATGATAAAATTAAATGAATTATTTGATGAATATTTTAGAATAAGTGTTAAAAAAAATAATAAAAAAAATTATATTGCTAAATTTAAAGTCCCAATAGAAGATAGGGAAGTAGAATATACAGTAACAATTTCATATAATGACAAATCTTCAAAAACATTTAAAACAGATCTTTTAGGAAAAATTAAATTATTTAGTGCAACTGTATTGTTTAGTAGTAATGAAGCAGGTATGGGTGTACCAAATTATGGAGCTGGAGCTCATCAAGCTCATATATTAAGTACTGTTGGAAAATGTGTTGAATATTATACAAAGAATTTTAATCCAATGTCTATTAGTTTTATAGCAGCTGGAAATATAGAATCAAGAAAAAAAGTATATGTAATTTTATGTAGAGAATTAGAAAAAAGATTAAATTATAAATATGTATTAAAACCTAAAACGTCTATGGCTACTAATACATTCTTAGTAGTAGAAAATAAAACATATCAGCAAGCTAATAAAATTAGAAAAGGAGAAAACTAATATATGGAACTTTTGAATGAAGCAACTTTTAGTAGAGAAAAGACTAAAAAAATGGTTAATTTAATGCTTAAAGTATTATCAAAACAAATTAAAAAGCCATTATCATCTGTAGAAATTCCTGAAACATATAAGAATATTTATGGATATTTTATGAATTATACATCTTATTTTGATGGTGGAAATAAAGCGTTAAGAATAAATTTTTCTTTAAAAGAAAAAGGAGATCAAATATATTCTGTAGACTATTTTAATAAAATTTCAGTTAAACCTTATAAAACTATTTTTTTAAGTAATGAAATTAATACTCTTCAAGTAATAGGAATATTAAAAGATTTTATATTTGGAAAATATGAAAGTAGAAGTAGATTTCAAGATAGATTAAAAGAACAAAGACTAGATGAAAATTTTGAATCATGGACTACTAACTCTGATGCAAATAATATATTTATAAATAATCCCAGAAATATAGTATATCAAGCATATAAGCAATGGGCAAAAACTGCTGGATTAGCCCGTAATATAATATTAAATTTTGATAATTTTTGGATTAAAGGTTATCAATATATAAATGATAATAATCTTGCGACAAAAAGAATTAGACCTATTAGAATTAATCCTGGAGTTGAAGATCAAGTGGTAATGGTAGATCAAGGAAATTCTGCAGCTGCTCAATCTTTTAACGACTCATTAGAGATTGAAAATGAACATTTAGAAAACTTTGAATTCTTAGAAGCTGAACTTACATTAATTAAGAATTCTAAACACGATAAAGCTAAAGGCGTAATTATATATGGAACTCCTGGTATTGGAAAATCGTATTTAGTGAATAAGATATTAGGACCAGATCCTGGATTTGTTCTTAAATCAGGAGCTATCGCTGGAATGACTGGTTTATTACAAGTTTTATATGAAAACAGAACTGATAAAATTCTTGTATTAGATGACAACGATCAAATATTAAAAAATAGAAATGCCGTAAATATTCTTAAAGCTTCGTGTGAAACTCCTTATAGAGTTACATATACAGTAAGAACTGAATCTACTCAATTTATGGAAGATCCTACAGATCCAGACGAAGTATTAGATTTAACTACTATGGGAAGTGATGCGGGAGTTGGAAGCTATAATAATTTTGTATTTGAATCTCAATTAATAATTATTAGTAATTTATATGAAGTACCTGGAGCGATAGCAAGTCGTTTAACTCCATTCGGTTTTAAATTAAGTACTGATCAAATATTAGATTTAATTAAAACGAAATTAGAAGCGGTTGAGCCAGATATTGCTTTAAATGAAAAAGAATATATGTTAGAATGGTTAAGACAAAATCAAAAATTTGCAGGTGGAATGGATTTTAGATTATTTAAATTTTGTTTAACTCGTTACTTGTCTCATAAACAAAATCCTAAATGGGAAACATGGTTAAAAATAGCTCTTAAGAGTGGTAAATTATTAAAAAGTGGATCTTCTTAAAAGCTCCATTTCATAGTTAAGGAGGAATGATTATGAATGCAATTAATGTTATATACCCCTATAAGTTTAAAGATACTTGGGTTTTCGATGATTTAGCTAAAAAATTATTTAGAGAACCTTTTGTATTTGGAATACCTGAAATAATAGACGAACTTCTCTGTAATAAATTCGATGAACCAACAGATGAATTTGATTTATATTTTTCACAACATAATTTTCCTGGAAACGATGGATATTTAACTAAATTATATGAAGAAAATGGTGGTTGTTATTATTCATACGAAGATATGGATGGGTGGCTTTGTCCTGCTCTTTTTAAATATTTTGATGAAGTTCCAAATAAAATATTTTTTCAATTAAAAAATTGACAATTTTAAAAAATCATATATTATATTAATATGAAAAGAAGAAAAACATTTGTTTCAAATAGTAGTTCTAGTAGCTTTATTATAGGAATTAAAAATCCTGAATTAGAATTAACTTCAGAATATATTTTAAAAGAAATATTTAAAATAGAAAAAGATAATATACTATATGATTTAGCTAAAGGAATTGCTAAAGCTTTAGTTAGTAAAAAAGATATTTATGATTATGATCAATTCTTAGAAGAAATGGGTTGGGATAATCTAGAGGACATTTATAATGATGAATTAAAATCTCTCGTTAAAAAAATAAGAGATTGTGGTGGTAAATTTATAGGTGGTTATGCTCATGATGATACCGGAGATATAGGAGAAAATGCTTTAGTAGCTATTGGTATAGATTATGAAGATGAAAATATCTTTGTATATAAAGAATCATATTATTAAGGAAAATTAAATGGAAAAGTTTGAGTTTTTTTGGAAAGGACCATTAAGTCAATGGAAAAAATCTACTTTTGTAGACAAAAATGCCATTGAATATAATTGTGCTGAACAATATATGATGTATCAAAAAGCTATTTTATTTCATGATTTTGAAACCGCTAAATTAATTTTTAACACAAAACATCCAAGAGAACAAAAAGATTTAGGACGAAAAATTAAAAATTTTAACCAAATAATTTGGGATCAACATAAATTTGATATTGTTTATCAGGGTAATTTTTTTAAATTTACGCAAGATCATCTATTATTAGATAATTTATTTAAAACTAAAGGAAAAACATTAGTTGAAGCTAGTCCTTATGATTCTATATGGGGAGTAGGTTTAGCTGAAGATAATCCAAAAATTATGAATAAAGAGAATTGGAGAGGAGAAAATCTTTTAGGATATATTCTTACAAAATTAAGAGAAGATTTAATAAAATCTTCTATAAAAATAAAGGAGAGAATTAATGAAAAGACGACAAACTTTTGTGAGCAATAGTTCAAGTAGTAGTTTTTGTATTTTGGGAACTATAATTGATGATATGGATATTATAGAAGAGTATGAAAATATTATTTATGACAAAAAAATTGATTTAGAAATAGTTTATGGTATTGATGAATATTATGATCATTATATAATAGGAGTAAGTCCAGGAAGTTTAGATCATGATAAAACGATTAACGAAAATATTGAGATCATTAAACAAGATCTTGAAAAAATAGGCATTAAAGGTCCTTCAATTGATTGGTATGTTGATGGAGGACGAAATGGATAAAAAAGGAGATAGAATGAATATAAAATTATTAGGAAAAAACATTATTATTGAGCCTTTAGAAGAAGAAACAAAAGATTTAGAAAAATCAGCTGGAGGAATTTTTATGCCTTCAACAGCTAGAGAAGCAAAACCAAATAATCTTAAAAAAGCAAAGGTTATTAATGTAGGTGTTAAATGTGAACATATTAATGTAAATGATATTGTTTATTATAATAAAAGATCAATTACTACTATGACTTTTGATAATGCAGATTATTCAGCAATTCAAGAAGATAGCATAATAGGATTTGTTTCTAAGGAATAATCTATGAAAAAAAGATTAACTTTCGTAAGTAATTCTAGTAGTTCCAGTTTTGTTATTTTAAAGAAAAATCTTCATGAATGGCAAATCGAAGATATTATAGCTTATGAACAATCTGATATGTTTTTAGAAGAGGTTGGAGAAAATTCTTCAAGTGAATATACTTGGTCTATATATGATGAAAAAGATTATATAGAAGGATATACTTCTATGGATAATTTTGATATGGGACAATACTTAGATTCAATAGGAATCTCTGATGAAATAATAGATTGGAAGTATTAGCATGAAATCAAGAAAAACATTTGTAAGTAATAGTAGTTCAAGCAGTTTTATTTGTAATTTATATTATTGGCAAGAAGATAACCCTCAACCTTCTATAGAATATGTTAAAGAAAAAATGAAATTAATTGAAAAATTTACTAAAGAATTTTATACTGATGCAGAAAGTTCAGAATATCATATTTTACATGATTATGATTATAATGTTTTTATCGCAGATAAAAAATATGAACGAGAAATAAGAGATTGGGAAATTGATAAAGATTTAAAAATAAAAGGAAAGGTAATTATTGTGAGCACTGAAGATAATTCTATTTGTTCTGGACTTTTTGATTTAATTAGAAACATAGCCAATTTCGAGAGAATACATTTAGGATAAAGGATTTAAAAATGATTATAGGATTTATTGGAAAAAAAAGAAGTGGTAAAGATACTTGTGCTGATCATATTTGTAATAATTATAAATTTACTAAATATAATTTTGCGCATCCATTAAAAGAAGGTGTTAAAGCTTTTTTTGGATGGACTGATGAACATGTTTATGGTAATTTAAAGGATATTGTAGATCCTAAATGGGGAATATCTCCTAGACAAGCAATGCAAGTAATTGGAACTCAATTAATGCAATTTGATCTTGGAAAATATTTACCAGCTTTTGAGAAAAAAATTGGTAGAGCAATATGGGTAACTCGATTTGAACATTTTTATAAAGAGTACCAAAAGAAAAATAGTAGAAATTTAAATATATGTTTAGCTGATGTAAGATTTCAACATGAAGTAGACGTTATTAAAAAATTAGATGGATCTTTAATTAAGATAGTACGTCCAGCAATTAAAAGTAAAGATAAACATGAATCAGAAAATATAGACAAATTACCTTATGATATATGTATAAATAATGCTAAAGATATAACTAATCTACAAAATATTTTAGATAAATTTATGAAATATAGGAACTTTAAAAAAATAAGGAGCTAAATATGAATAGTAATACTAAATGTTCTTTACATAAAACTTGTAAAAAGTTTTCTTGTAATGGGTGTAAATTTTATGCTCAATCAAAATATGATTTATCTGAATATAAAAAAACTATTGAAAAATCTGAAAAAATTGCAAGATTAATAGATATTAACTATATATTTGATTTTGGTAAATATAAAGGAGAATCTTTAAAACAAGTATTCTCTCAAAATTCTAAATATATATCCTGGTGCCTTAAGAATAAAATTTTTACTATTCAAACTGAAACTATAGATAAGTTAGTAAAAATGAATAAATCTACACCTACCAATTTTAAATATGTAGAACCAAATATCTTTATAGAAGAATGTGGTAATATACCTTATTAAGGGAGAATTTATGAAATTAATTTATGTATCTGGAAAATATACGGAAGATACTTCATCATTAGTTCAATTAAATATTGAAAAAGCTGAAGAGGCTGCTATTCAATTAATTGGTAAAGGATGGGGAGTATTTACACCTCATAAGAATTCAGCTCATTATGAAAAATATAAAGAAGAATATCCTAATATGACTTGGGACTATTTTATGGAATTTTCTATTGAAATGTTAAAAAGACATGACGCAATATTTATGTTAAATAATTGGAAAGATTCTGAAGGTGGTGTTATAGAGCATGATTACGCTTTAAAAAATAACATTCCTATTTATTATGAAAAAGATGGGTATCCTAGTCCGTAAAAGATTATAAATCTATTAAACCTCTTTTTGTACTATATATAATATATAGAACAAAAGAGGTTTTTTATGCAAGAAAGTAAAAAATTAAAGAAAAATATACAAAATCTTCAAAAAAAGATAGAAGATTTAGAAAAAACTAATATAAAACTTAAACAAAGTGATCCATATCTTAAAAACTTCAAAAAAAGTCAATCAATTTGGTCTAAACTTAGAGGTTATTTTAATATAGGGGTTAAGCATACTAAGAATACTTCTGAAGTAATTCCCGTAGATGTTGATACAAAAACAAAAATAAAAACTGAAGTAAGCTTTCCAAGTGATTTACAAAAGTTTTATGATTTTTGGTTAAATGAATGTCATGATAATACTGAAACTCTTAAAAATCGATTTGATAGATATGATGATTTAGATTATATGGTATATAATGATACTGTAATTTCAATGGCTGTAGAAATGTATGCAGATGAAGCTACTCAAGCAGATTCACAAAGTCAAGTTATTAAATGTGATGCTGAAGATGATAAGGTTGAATCATATATTATAGATTTTCTTGAAAGAATTGGATATACTGTTGATGTAATAAAAGAAATTATTAGAAATATGGTACAATATGGAGATGGATTTTGTGTTAATTCTTTAGATGAGAAAAAAGGATTTACTGATACATCCCCCATAGATGTAAGATCAGTAAAAGATAGAATTGAGTTTAGTTTATTACATGAACAAAGAAAATGGTTTACAAAACAAGCTCGAGTAATGGCAAAATCAGATCTTAGAATGAAGAGTCTTTTAGATGTATTAGCAGATAAAGAATTAAGTGCTAAAAAATCTGGAGATTATTCTAAATTATATAAACCTTATTTATTTGGTTTTCGATTAGAAGGTGATTTATATGTACCTCCTTGGTCAATATCTCATTTTAGATTATATTCAAGTGATAGTGAATTTTATCCTTATGGACGTCCATTATTTATTCATAATATTTCTCCTTTTAGACAGTTAAAAGCTGCTAAGAATTTAATGGCCTTTGCAAGAATGGCTAATATACCTAAAGAAATATTTAGTATTAAAACTGGCGATACTATGACACAAGCTGAAAGATGGACTGCTATTGATGCTTTTATAGAGCAGTATAATAATTTAGGACTTACGTCTACAGTTAAGAATGATATGGGAGTAGGTAGTCGAATATATTTACCTCAAGAATTAGCTGATTTTAATGTATTAACTCCTAATATAGATTTAGATAGTATTGCTGATATTGAATTATTAAGAGATGATATGATATTAGGTACTAGAATTCCTAAAGGATATTTAATAGTAGATTCTGGTGGATGGGGAGCTTCTGGACAAGCTTTATTACAGCAATTTAAACCTTTCGGTAGAGCTGTATTCACATTACAGTCTACATTTTTAAAAGAAATTACTCATCTTATTAAAATGCATTTTATGGTGGCTGGATTATTTGATGGGGAAAATACTAATTTTGAATTAAGTATGAATTTTCCAGTTACAGAAGAATCAAAAGATAGAATTGATCTTAAAAATGATACATTTAGATTAGCAACCGATATTATTAGTGGAATAGCAGATTCATTAGGGTTACAAGATGGATTACCTTCTGATGTTGTTAAATCTATTTTTAAATCACTTTCATTTTTAGATGATGAAAGCATTGAAACTTGGATTAATAAAAGTTCTCAAATAAATGATACACAAAATAATCCTTTAATAAATGATAATCCTGAACAGTATGAAGAAAATAGTAAGTCAAAGATTAATACTCGATTGAATGAACAAATTATTAAATCAGCATATATTAGAGCAAGAAAGAAAAATAGAATAAATGAAGGTGTACGAGATAATCGACATTATGTAGCTAGTTGGTCTAAAAATAAACATTATGAAGATATATACAATTTATTTAAATTGAGTCAACGAGAAGAATTGAAGGATTGACAAGTTTTTTAAAAATAGTAATACTATATAAATATATAAGGACTTATGATGGGAAACAAAATAAAATTAATAGAAAAAGTTTTAGTTGAAAATAAATCTATAAAAAATAAACCTCTTATTGAAGAAGTAACTATTTTAACTGAAGATAAAAAACAATTAAGATGCATTGCGGCATATACTTTTCCTATTTCACGACCTAATCAAGAAAATCTTAATGGAAGAGTTTATTCTAATACATTGTGGGAAAACGTAATTAAGAAAAAGATGGGTGAAGGTGCTTTTGGGTTAATGGATCATCCTAAAGAAGATGGTTCTATGAAAGATACTGCATGTGTATGGAAAAATGTACGATTTAATGAAAATAAATCTTTAGTTATTTGTGATTGCTATTTATTTAGTACATGGGGACAACATCTTAAAGATGCTATCGATGCTGGAGCTAATGTTGGATTATCTAGTGTGGGTTGGGGAGAGTTTGCTGAAGATGATAAATCAGTATTACCTGAAAGCTATGAATTAGAAAGACCTGCAGATTTTGTGTTAGATCCATCATATCAAGTGTTTGGTAAAGCTGAAGATATTATTCAGCATGAAACACAAGAACAAAAAATTAATAAGAAAGAAATATCATCTTTAGAAGAAGAAGATATTCAAAATAAAGACGAAAACAAGGTGGTTAACATGTCTGATAAATTAAGAAAATTAGAAGAACGTGATTTTCGACATAAAATCAATAATGCTATCACAGATATAGAAAAAATTATATCTATTCCAAATAAACTAAAAGAATATAAAGAAATTTATACGTATTGGGAAGACGTGGACTATGCTACTGATTTAAAAGAAAAAGTTGAAAAGAAAATTAAAGAAGTTCAAACTGAATATGACAATATTTTATCTAAAGGTGAAAAGTTTGATCGTGTTCTTGAAAAAGCTGTATCTAAGAAGATAGAAGTAGCTGAGAATAAAACTAAAATAGTTGAAAAAGCTAACAAGAAAACTGAGGATATTAAGACTCTTAAAGAAAAATATAAATTGTCTATCAAATTATTATCTGAAACAAAAGATTATATTAAGAAACTTAAAACTCTTTACCAAAAAAATCAACTAAAACTTGAAACTATGGTTGAAAAAAACTCTTATGAAGAAAATGTTAGTTTATTAAATTCATTAAAAGAAGATCTTACTAAAAAAGAAACTGAAATTAAAACTTTAGAAAAAGAAAATAAACTTTATGAAAAAGAATTTAATAAACTTGTTGTTAGAAAAAATAAAAGAAAAGCAATAAAAGAAGCGAGTATATCTTCATTAGAAAAAGAAGCTAAAAAACAAGAAATTCAAGAAAAAATTGAAATTGAAAAACAAATTAAAATCGATAAAGTTAGAAGTATTCATATTCGAAATGATAATGAAGTTGAAGAATACTATGAAGATCTTTTAGAAGGTGATCCAAAAGTTGAATATCTAAAAGAAGATATTTTAGATTGTAAAACTCTTGTAGAAGCTCAAATGATCTATATTAAATATAAAGATATTTTAGAAGATTTAGAGGTGAGTAAGACTCGAAAACATAAATATGACACCCGACATATTTCTAAAACAAAAATCGAGTTAGATGAAGATATAGAGTATACTGATTTTGATAGCGATGACTATATATTAAAGAGAACTAATTGGGTATAAATTGATTTTTATATAAATTTTAAAGGAGATTATTTATGAGTGTAATAACAACAACTAAAAATACTAATGGTGTTAGTTATGGATATAAGCATACAATTACAGATGCAGAAGCTTCTGATGGAACTATTATTATAGATTTCCAAGTAGACTATCCTTTAGCAGCAACTATTACGTATAGAGATGCTAATGGAGCTTCTCAAGTACTGACTGGTATGGTAATTTTATATCCTGCAAATGGTCAAGTTTCTATAGCTGAAGGTGGTGGTAATAACTTCACAGCTGGAGAATTCTTTGACATTGTTGCAAATAGAGATTCACAACCATTAACTTTTAATTAGAATTAAATTTTATTAAATAAAGCTTTAGTTTATGCTAAAGCTTTTTTTTATGTGTTCTACTATATTATTATATTAGTGATGAATATGTACTAATTAATAAAAGTTCTAAAACAATATGTTTAGACTTTAGTGTTTTATCTATAAATAGAAAACAAATAACATATATAAAAATTCGTAAAGGAGAAAATTTGATGAAAGATCAAATGAGAAAAATAAAAGAAGACATGATGTTAAAAACATCTGCTAGAAACCAAGAAGCTGATCGACTTGTTGAAAAGTGGTCAAAGAAAAAAGGTTTTTATGGAAAGTCTATGATTAAAGCTTATGAAGCTAATCCTTCTAAGATCAGAAATCTTGCTTATATATTAGAACATCAAGAAGATCACTTAAAAGCTTTAACTGAAACACAAATATCAAGTGCTTTTTCAACTACACCTGAAAATGTAATGAGAATTGTAAGACTTGGTTATCCTAACTCTGTAAGAGGAGAAATCTTCTTAGAATGGGGAATGGAAACATCTAGAGATAGTATATATTACTTAAATCCTATTTACAAAACAAGTACTCGAGGATCAACAGCCAGTGCTACTACTCATGAAAGTGCTGCATATAGATATGCATCTGAAATTGAAGAAGATACTTTAGGATCAGCTGATGGTTCTACAACTACTTTTTCAACTACTGTATCTAATATTCCTCTTCGACCTTATACTGTTCAAATACTTGACAATCAAGAAATTGTAGCTAATGATGATGGATCTGGAACTATTACTGGAACTGGAGTTACTGGTACTGTTAACTATACAACTGGAGTTACTTCTGTTACATTTACAACTGCTCCTATTTCTGGACACCCTATTCTTATAACTTATAATTATGACTCAGAAGTTTCAACAAATTATACTGATGTAAAAGATATTGAACTTCAATTAACTGATTATCAATTTAGAGTTAAACCCTGGCCTATCTCAGTTTCATGGAGTAAAATGACTGAATTACTACTAGGAACTACTTTAAATATTGATGTTGAAGATGCATTAATTCGAGCTGCTTCAGACGAATTAAAAAAATCTCTTGATTTTGAATCATTAAGATTAGGTTATAGAAAATCTCTATCAAATACTGGTGTTACTTTCAATGCTGATTGGTCAGCTGCCGGTGCTGATAGTGAAAAAGCTCACGTTGAATCATTCTCAAGAGCGATCAATAAAGCTGCTGATCTAATGTATGCTTCTCTTCAAAGAGGTGGAGTAACTAAGATTTATGGTGGACCTGATGCTGTATCTTATATGGAAATGCATTCAAAATGGACTAATGCTGGTAGACAACCTGCAGTAGGTGCTTTTAAATTTGGTGCTCTTGACGGTATAGATGTTTACAAATGCCCTTCTTCTATTGTTCCTACTAATGAACTAGTATGTGTATATAAGAATACAGAAGTTCCTGAAGATGTATCTATTGCATTCGGAACACTTATTCCTCTATATATGACTCAAGGTCTTGAATACAAGAACTTCTACAAAGAATATGGTTTAGCTCACTTCGGTGATGGTAAAACTCTTCAAAGTGGATATCTTGTAAGAATGAGACTTGACAATCTTACTGGAAATGGAAACGTAATCGGAACTCTTTAATAGAGAATTATTAACATTAATATATAGACTCCTAGAAATAGGAGTCTTTTTTTGACATCTTTTAAATTCTTATTATTTTAATATAAAGAGAAAGTAATTCTTCATAACTATAATAATACATTTTAACGAAAGGAGAATAAATGAATATAGGTGCTGTAACCATGTCTTTTGGGCTAGAAATAAAAGACAAAATCAGTTGTAACATTTATTTTTCAGGATGCAAAAATAATAAAAATTGTGATATTAAAGAATGTCATAATCCTCAATTAAGATTATTTAATTATGGATATTCTTCTAAATCTTTTGAACCTCTTATACAAGATCAGGGTAAAAATTATTTAGTAGAATGTTTTTGTTTAATGGGTGGAGAACCATTTGATCAAAATCCTGATGAATTATTAGAACTAATAGAAAAATTAAAAAAATATAAACTACCTATATATACATATACTGGATATGATCTGAATGACATTCCAGAGGATATAATAACTAAAATATGTCCTCATATTGATTTAGTATGTATAGGTGAGTATAACCCAATTGACAATAAAAAAATATGGATTAAAATTTAAAAAGGAGTTTTTTTAGTGAGAATAAAACATACATATTCTGAAGAATTTGAAGCGTTAATTTTGGATTTAAAAGATAAATATCCAAAAAAATTATTTGAATTAGAAGGTATAAGTGAAGAAGCTTTAGATAGTACTTTATTTTCAAGACATTACTTTGAAAAAAAGAAAACATCTGAAAGTTCAGTAGATCCTAATGGAAATGTACAAATTAGACATATAGGAACATTTTTATCAGAGAAACATAAAGCTCAAAATAAACTAGATAGTATTCATCTGTTATGGAAAACTGCTAGACGGCTTTATAATACTAATTACGCAAATAAATTAGTAGAAAAAGAAATTACTAAATCTATTTATATAAATGATTTACTTAATTTCTATTTACCCTATTGTTGGGCATTTGATTGTTATGATGTTGCTTTGCAGGGATTACCATTTATTACAAATTATCCTTCTACTCCAGCTAAACATGCAGATGCTTTTCTTCAACATACAATTCAATTATTACAATATGCTGCACCTCAATTAATGGGCGCTACTGCTATTCCTAATTTTATTGTAATTTTTTCAGCTTTTATAAAAAAAGATTCAGAAGATAAAAATTATTACATACCTAATTGGAAAGAAGATAAAAAATCTTTTGAACAGTATATAAAACAAGCTTTTCAAAATCTTATTTATTTATTAAATCAACCATTACGAATAAGTCAGTCAGTATTTTCTAATATAACTATTTTTGATTCTATTTTTCTAAAAGAACTTTGTAAAAAATATATATTATTTGATAAGATAATAGATGCTGACTTTGCTATGTATATGCAGAAGATGTTCATAGAGGTGTTTATAGAATGTAATAAAAATAAATTAGCAACATTTCCTGTAACTACCTTCCAGTTAAAGCTAGACGAAAATAAAGAAGTAGAAGATGAAGAATTTGTTAATTATTTAGCAGAAGTAAATCTTCCTTTCAGTAGTTTTAATATTTTTTCAGATACAAGCTTAAATGCACTCTCAAGTTGTTGTAGATTAACTAATAATATAGAAGATATGATAAAATCTACAAAAGATGAAAATATGAATTTAATTGGTGGATCATCTATTAAAGTAGGAAGTATCGGAGTATCTACAATAAATCTTTCTAGATTAGGTCTTAAACATAAAGGAAATATTGAAAACTTTATGAAAGAACTTGAAGAATTAGCAATAGATTGTTATAGAATAAATCACTGTAGAAGACATTTAATAGAACAAAAAATAGAACAAGGTGAAATGCCTTTATATTCTAGAGGATTTATTAACCTTAAAAATCAATATTCAACATTAGGAATTAATGGACTTTATGAAGCTGTAGATTTTATGGGTTTCGATATGAAAAGTAATGGTGGTTTCGATTTTGCTGTTGATGTTCTTAAGAAATTAGAAGAAATATCTGAACTTAAAATGAAAAAATATGGATATAAATGTAATATAGAACAAATACCTGCTGAAACAGCCGCCATTAAAATGGCAAAAACGGATGAGATTTTATATAAACAAACAGACCATAAATTATATGCTAATCAATTTATTCCTTTAACTATTGAAGCTTCTCTTTTAGAAAGAATACAACTACAAGCATCTTTTGAAAAATATTTTTCAGGTGGTACTATTTTACATGTAAATGTTGATCATGAAATTACTTCAAAAGATATCATGAAAAAACTAATCAAATATGTAATTAAAGAAGGTGTAAAATATTTTGCTATTAATTACTTTTTTCAAAAATGTAAGAATGGACACATATCAGTAGCTAAATCTAATAAATGTCCAGTATGTGGTATTGATGAAATCATAGAAAGGTATACGAGGGTAGTAGGCTATTTAACTCCCGTTACTTATTGGAAATCAGAAAGACAAATAGAATATCATGAAAGAAAAATATACAATCAATTTAATTTAAAATAAAAATTCTTCCCTTATTCATCATGTAATAGGGTTCCTTAATGTTTAATCCTACTAAAATATTTTAGTAGGATTTTTTTTGACTATATAGATAGATAGAATTTTAAAGGAGATAGAAAGAATGATATTAAAAATATGGAACCAAAATAATAATAATTGGAGTTATTATTCTAATATAAAAATAATACGATTTGATTCAAACTATGTATTAACTTACAATTCGTTTCAAAAACAAAGAGGATGCACTATTTTATATTTAAAAATGAAAGATAATGGTATAAATAATTCTTCAATTACTCATATAAATGAAGAATTATTTGATTATTATAAAATGTATAAATTATCTGATAATGATAAAAATGCAAGTTGGACTTGTAAAATAGCTAATATAGAATTTAATGATGGATGTATGTTACCTATAGGTTTTTTTCCTGGATTTGAAAATACTTATTTACTTAATGACAATGGTAAACTTATAGAAAAAGTATAAATAAAAATTCTATCTATCTTATTATTTATTTTATTCCCTTTAACTATATAATAAAGGAGATAAATTATGAAATTAACAGATTTTTTAAAAGATACTGCTGGAAAAGCTTCATCAGGTAGACTTATTGCTTTAATATCTTTTTTTGTAGCAATCCTTTTAACTTTTATGGGAACTTTCGGTTTAGCAGTTAATTATACTATTATATACGTACTTTTTAGTATAGCAGGTGGATTAAAAATAGCTGATCGTTTTGGAAAAGAAAAAGAAATAACTACTACTGAATTTGAAGTAGATAATTCATCTGAATAGCTTAATAATTAATTTAAAAATAATAAGGAAAATAATGTAATGGCAGAGTTGATAGAAGAAAAAAAACTAGAAATATATAGAAAATTTAGTAAATTACAAAGTAAATTTTTTCTAGAAATATCTATAACAAAACAAGATATTAAAGATGCTATAACAGCACTTGATCAAAAATTTGATACTGATATAGTAGAGTGGAATCAAGTTCTTCCTATATCAGCAAGAACAAATTTAACACCACAACAAAAAGCATTATTAATGTCTTATGTAGCATTAAAAAGATATGAGGTAATATAGATGGCAAGTGGAAATACGTTATTAATTTTTACAGCACATGCAAATGAGCCAACTTTAACAAATTATGCAACTTTGGATATAAGAAATCAACACCCTTGTTTAGATTTTGATGATACTACTAATGAAGATGCTGTATTCACAGGAGTTATGCCACAAAACTATGCTGGTGGTGGTGTTACTATATATCTTCATTATTCTATGAGTTCAGCTTTAACTGGAGATATAGATTGGGATGTAGCTTTCGAAAGAATAGGAGATCAACAACAAGATATAGATACTGACGATTTTGCAGCCGTACAAAGTGTTGATAATACTACTGTTCCAGGAACATCAGGACTCGTTGATATTGTGAATGTTGCTTTTACAAATGGTGCTCAAATGGATAGCATAGCAGTAGGAGAACTTTTCAGAATAAAAATTACTAGAGATGCAACTAATGATACTTCAACAGGTGATGCTGAGTTACATTCTATAGAAATAAGGGAAACTTAATGAGTCGCTTATTTGCTGCTGCAAGTTCAGAGGGATTATATGTTGACTCAACGCCAATAACAGCAGCACCATTATCAATTTCTTTATGGTTTAATGTTACAGCTGTAAATCAGACGTATAATTTAGCTTGGATTGGTAATGCAGGTGCTGCTTCAGATTATTGGTATATGCTTGCAACTAATACGGGAGTTTTAGAAGGTGGAGCAAGGGATTCTACTTTTGCAAATTGTGCAACATCAACATCATATAGTGCAAATACATGGCATCATGGATGTTATATAGAATCAGCCTCTAATAATAGAGCAATTTTATTAGATGGTGGAGGAAAAGGAACTGATGCTACAGGTAGAACTCCAGATGGAGCTTCTAGAATAGCTTGTGGATATTTTGCAGATTCTTCTCCTGGCGGATATATGGATGGATTGTTAGCCGAATATGCTATTTGGAATGTAGCTTTAACGGATGAAGAAGCTTTAATATTATCTAATGGATATAGTCCATTATTTATTAGACCTCAAAATTTAGTATTTTATTTACCATTAGTAAACGCTAATGATAAGGACCTTATTGGAGGTCTTTCTATGAGTGAAACTGGAACACCTGGAATAAGTGAACATACTAGAGTTATATATCCATATACTCCTATGAATATTCCTTTTTCAGCAACACCTGCATCAGGTTTAGTTATACCTGTTGCAATACATAATTTAGTTCAACAGGGGGCTTTATGATATATTTACGACAATCAACAGCTAGTCAAGAAATATCATTAGGATATTTTCTAGATTCAACCGATGGAAATACAGAAGAAACAGGACTAACGATAAATAATACGGATATTCAACTTTGGAAAAATGGAGCAACAACTTTAGCTAATAAAAATAGTGGTGGAGCTACTCATATAAGTAATGGTCTTTATTATGCGGTTTTAGATGCAACTGATACAGATACTTTAGGAGCTATGAGAATTCATGTACATGTAGCAGGAGCTTTAGCCGTTATTAGAGATTGTGTTGTTTTATCTGCTAATATTTATGACTCTTGGATAGTTGGAACTGATAATTTACAAGTAGATACTATTCAAATATCTGGAGATGGTACTGCTGCCGATAATCTTGAATTAGATTATGATGGAACAGGGTATGCAAAAGCTAACTCAACAATAGGAACAACTACAACTAATACAGATATGAGAGGAACTGATAGCGCTTTATTAGCTACAAATGTAAATGTTTCTGCAGGTGTAGTTGAGTCTAATGTTAAACAAATAAGTGATGATGCTACAGCAGCTGATAATTTAGAATTACAATATGACACTACTGGTCTAGATGGTGAAAATTTTCCAGCACAACAACATCAAGTAGATAATTTAAGTATTGGAAGTTCAGGAATACACACTACTGCAACAACAGCGGTCATTACTACGGGATCTCAAACGTTAACATATACAGCAACACAACAAAGAGATGGTACTTTTCATGAAATAGCGGATGCCGCTGGCACTACTGATTTATATTATCAATTCTCAGTAGGTGCAACGGGGGTTCCAAGTGCAGTAACTCTTTTTGGTAGGGTATTTAATAATGGCGATTCTCTTAATATATTTGGTTATAATTGGGGAACTACTACTTGGGAACAAATTGGAACATTAACTGGCAAGAATCAAGTCACAAGCGACGAAATAACACTTTCAATGTATAATACTCATGTAGGATCTGGTGCAAACGCTGGACTTGTAAGAGTTAGATTCCAAAATACTGGATTAACTTCTTCTGTTTTACACATAGACCAATTATATGTTTCTTATGCGGTAGTTGCCTCTCCAGTTGGTTATTCTGGTGGTAAAATCTGGGTTGATACTATAAATGGAACAGCTGGCGCAGTAACTGGAGTCAATGGAGTTGCAGATTTGCCAGTGCTTACATGGGCAGATGCATTAATAATTTCAACAAATATAGGGCTAAAATCTTTCAATATTGCAAATGGGTCAACAATAACATTAAGTGGTGATTCAAGTAATTTAAATTTGACTGGTAGTAATTGGACTCTAGCATTAGCTAGTCAAATAATAACAAATCTTCATGTTGTTGGAGCATCAATAACAGGCATAGGAACAGGAATAGGAAGTGATTTTCATGATTGTACGCTTGCCGCTGGTGCAAGCTTAACTGTTGCTGGTGGTGATTATTTTGGTTGTGCAATTGCTGGAGATATTATATTAACTGGCGCGACTACTTATTATTTTGATCAATGTTTTTCAGGAGTAGCTGGGACATCAACACCTAGTATAGATTTTGGTGCTAGTGTTGTAAATACAAATGTTAATTTTAGACATTATTCCGGAGGCATAGAAGTTAAAAATATTGGTCAAACAGGAATTGATAATATAAGTCTAGAGGGTTTAGGACAGCTTATTCTCAATGCTAACTGTACAAGTGGTACTATTGCAATAAGAGGAAATTTTACAATAACAGATAATGTTGTTGGTGGATTTGTTGTTGGTGGAGGTATTATTTCAGATGATGCAAGATTTGATGTAACCCAAATAGATGATACGATAAATTCTAATTCAGATATAAATAATATAGATACAGGTGTAAATAATATTGAAGCAAAATTACCAACTAATTTTATTATGGGAAGTGCAGTACAGACTGCTAAAGATGATGAAATAGATGCTATTCTAGTCGACACGGGAACTACAATTCCAGCTGCAATTTCAAGTAGTGAAGCAGCTATTCGAGGAGCTGATAGTGATGATCTTAAAGATGTAAGTGATCAAGTAGATGCTTTACAAGATATAAGTGCAGCTAACGTAAATGCAGAAGTTTTAGATGTATTAAACGTAGATACTTTTGCCAAACCTGGACAAGAAGCTCCAGCAGATACTCAAACACTAATAAAAATGGTGGCTTATTTATATAAAGCTTTAGTAAATAGATTTGAACAAACTTCTTCTGGTTTTGAATTATATGATAATGCAGGAACAACCGTAGATCAAAAAGCAATTGTAAGTGATGATGCAACTACTTATATTAGACAAGAAATAGTGAGTGGACCATAATGGCAGTAGATACAAGACAAAAAAGATTATCAGCAGCGTTTCCTCTTATACCTTTTATAAATCATAATGAACCAGCAGGGACTATAGACCAAGATAATAGACAAGCAATTGCTTTTACGTATTCAGGAATTTTAGCAGATTCTCCATTATTGGGGGCAGCTATAGCGGTGTATTCTTATTACTATAGATTAAGAAATAGAGGAATTAATGTTTAAGGAGATTTTAGAGTGTTATATTTAAAACAAAGTACAGCTGTTACTATAAAATTAGGAATATTTGTTGACTCTACAGATGGAATTACTCCTGAAGAATCTTTAACTATTAATCAATCGAATATTCTTTTATCTAAAAATAGTGGAGCATTAACTCAAAAAAATGAATCATCTGCAAGTGCTCATGATTCAAGTGGTTACTATGATTGTGACTTAGACACCACCGATACAGCTACGGCAGGAAGATTGCAAGTAGTTTGTAATATATCAGGAGCTTTACCTGTTTATCATGAATTTACTGTTTTATCTGCGAGCGAATATGAAAAAATAACTTCTGGAAATACTGGAATATGGATAAGTTAAGGAGATTATAGATGGCAATTACTACAAAAGTAAGAACAGAATATGAGGGAAATATTGGAGTAGGGGAAGATTTAATATTAGAATTTTTTGATGATGTTGCAATATTAATTATTACTTTCGAATATCTTAATGGAGCTTCTAATACTGAAGTATTTTCATCAACAAATAAAAAAGATACTTTAAATGAGATTAGTGGAGCTGTTCCTGTTTGGATACCTTGGATATATGGAATAGTATCATCAAATGGACAATACGTATGTAGATGTCCTAATGCATTAAAAATAACTAATAGTGGTTCGAATATAATTCGAGTTTCAATTAGAGGAAATTTAAGAGGTTAATAGAATGGCAGAAACTTTAGTAAAAGCGTATAAAACAGAATATGAAGCAACCATAGCAGATGGTGATAATTTAATTGTAGAATTTTTTGATGATGTTGCAACAGTAATACTAACAATTGATTTTCCAAACGGAGCATCAACAGTTAAAGTTCAATCATCAACAGATTTAAAAGAAACTTTACAAGGAATTAATGGAGCATCCGCTGTGTGGGTCGACTGGCCTTATGGAAATGTTACAACTACTACACAAGTATCTATGATAGCTCCAAATGCAATTAAAATAGATAATACCGCTGGTGGTGGAAACGATATCCATATTTCTATACGATGTAATTTAAGGGGATAGACATGTTTAAAGATTCAATTTGGTTAGATAATGTAAATGGAAAAGTATTATCTTCAACAGGAGGATTGTACTTTGGAAATATTGATACAGAAGGCTCTTGGAGAATTATTAGATCCGGAAATAATTTAGTTATTCAACGATATGAAACTGGATCATGGACTACTAAAAGTACTATAAGTGCATAAGGAATATATATATGGCCTTACAAACAGGTTCTAAACCTATAACTTATAATGATGTTTTAACAGGATTAACAAAAAGAATTTATGATCAAAAAGTTACAGAAGGAGTATACTCTGGAGATGCTAAAATTTCTACAGTTATAGATAATGTTACCTATACAGAAACTGATGACCAGCGAGCTTCTAGGGTCCTCTCAAACAAATTAGATGCATATTGTATTGCAAAATCTATAGTAGACGAGTTTCAAGCGAATGCGACTGTACCTATGAGTACCACAGTAACGGTTACTAGTGTGTCTGGAGTCACTACAGGTCCTGGAGTATCTGGTCCAGGAACCGGGTCTGGTTCTGGAACTGGCTCGATAGTTTAACTATATATACATATGAAAACACAAGAAAAAAATATAATTAATCCTAAATATGATTTTTTATCAATACAATTTCCATTATTACAGTATTTTTGGGCATTAATACAGAATAAAATTCCTGAAAAAAATCTTTATACAGAACCGAATGAAGATTTTGGATACGAAGATGATATTCATTGTACTATACTTTGGGGAATTACGGATGAAAATACTTTAGAAAAAGCTCAAAAAGTTCTTGATAATTATAAACCTTTTACAATTCAATTTGAAGAAATTACAAAGTTTCAATCTGATGATAAATATGATGTTTTAAAGTTTGATATATATTCTCCCATATTAGAAGAAATACATGAGGATTTAAAAAAAGCTTTAGATAATAAATGGGAGTGGCCTGAATATAGTCCTCATATAACTATTGCATATGTATTACCTAATTCTACTAATGAAATATTAGGTAATGGAATGTTAACAAATCGAATAATTACAATAAATAAATTACAACTTAAATTAAAGGATGGAATGATATACAAACTTAATATATGACAAACATCTATTTCGTTAAAAATCAAAATAATCACGTTAAGATAGGAAGATCTAAGAATATAGAAAAGAGACTCCAAGAGTTACAAACTGGAAATTCTAAAGATTTAAAAATTCTATATTATATAGAGAATATTCCTGAACACTTTGAACAGCATATACATAATATAAGTAATAAGTTTCATATTCAAGGAGAATGGTTTGATATAAGAATTATTGAATTTTTATTTAAAAATCCTTGGTTTAAAGAAAATGTAAAAAAATATGAACAGAAACAACTATATAATTAATTATGGCAACTACAAAATTATTATACGACCACACATTAACAGGCGGTGTAGACACAAAAGGTATTATTAAACAAGTTGAAAATGATAAAGCGATTGAAAATGCTTTAACATTATGGCTAACTTCTTTACAAGGTGATTATATTGGAAAACCAGATGAAGGCGGAGTTTTATATCAATTTATTACCAAACCTATGAATCAAATTAATTTAATTCAATTTGAAACGTTATTAAGTAGTGCAATTTTACAATCATTTTATCCAGATTTAGAAATAACAGATATTAGAATAGAACCTTTTTATGAACAAAGATATTGGAAAATTACTATAAAAGGTATTTCGAATACATATCAAACTGGATTTACTTTTTCACAAAAGTTTAAAAATTTAGTATAAGGAATATTATATGGCAGTACAATTTGATTATACTTCAATTAAAAATCGTATTAAAGATAGATTAAGACAAACCGTAGAATGGCAAGATATATTATATTATTCAGTTAATGAAAGATTAATAGATATGTTTGCAAATGAATTAGAATATTCTATGAGATATGATGAATTTCTTACAAGAGAAGCAAAATGGAATCTTGCTAGAAATATATCATCATTACTTTCACAAAATGAATTTTTTAATTATACTCCTCATAGAAAACAAGGTGCTGTTGGAGAATTAAAAGTTTCTACTTCATCTACTTATGCTGGAACTCATCCTTATAATGTAAATATTCCTATATATACTTCTTTTTCTACAGATGATGGAATTACATTTACTTCATATGAAGCTTCTGTATTAGGTACTTCAGATAATTATATTGATGTTCCTATAGTTCAAGGAATTCCAAAAACAAAAACTTATGTAGCCTCTGGAATTATTTATGAAGAAGTTCGAATTGATAATACAAGTATAGAAAATAATTATTATACTATTTTAGTTAATGGAGAAGAATATACCGAATTAGCTGATATAAGATTAGCAGAATTATCAACTTCAAAAGTGTTTACTATTAAAAATCTTGTAGATTGGTCTGGAGTTAAAATAACATTTGGTAATGATATTTTTGGTAGAAAATTAGCTAATGGAGATACTGTAACAATTCAATATATTGAAACATTAGGAGATAAAGGAGATGTTACTTCTTCTGACTTAATTACAAACGTAGATGATGAAATTACAGATGGTAATAATGATATTGTAACTCTTTATTGTACTAATGTAGAAGCAATTTCGGGAGGTACTACTTATGAAGATATAGAATCTATAAGAGTAAAAGCTCCTAGACATTATACTACTAGAGATAGAGCTATCTCTATCCCTGATTATAAATCTCTTTTAGAAGAATTATCATATGTTTCTAAAGCTGCAGTATGGGGAGAAACAGAATATAACGAAATAAATGGAAATCCTCCTGGAACTTATGTACCTCTTCAAGAAAATGTAGTTAATCTTTCTTGTCTTAGTACCACAGGTGGAAATATTACTTCAGCTCAACAAGATCTAATACGTACTGAATTGAATCTTAAAAAACCACCAACAGATATTATTCAATTTTCGGATATAGATGTAATATATGTTACCTTTACAGTAGATGCTTATATTTCAAATAGAGCATATACTGAAAACTTTGTACGATCTGGAATTATAACAGGTCTTTCAACAAGATATGATATTCATAATATGGAATTTAAAGAATTTATTTATCAATCAGATTATATTTGTTTAATTGATCAAGTAGAAGGTGTTAATCATCATTACACGGAATTAAGTTATTATAAAACATTTGATTTTGCTTCAGCCTATGCAGCTACAGTAGATTTAGGAATAGAAGATATAACTACAGGAACTGTTAAAGTATATGTTAAATTAGATAGTGGAAGTTATGATTTAGTAGCTACAGATGATGGAAATTATCCTAATGGTGGATGGACTTTTGAATCAGGATATGCTGGATCAGGAGCGTTATCTTATTTAACTGGATCAGCAAATATAACTATCACAAGTGGACTAACTCTAGACTATACTAGATATACTATAAAAGTAGAATTTGAATCAGATGCCGTTGATTTAGAATTAACACTTCCGAATCAAATTGTATCTTATGGAAGTTCTTCTATAACTATTACTTATATGTAAGGAAAAAACAATGAATTTTAATGAATATTTACATTCAAACTTGAAAACTAATGACTTTATCTCAAAACAATTATTTTTAGAAAAAGTTTCTAAAAAAGAAAAAGAAGATGTTCTAAACCATTTCGACGGACTAATTGGCGGAGAATTTGAAGTATCTTTTAAAGATGATAATACTGACAATTTTGTAAAAGACTTAAAATCTTTAGGAAAAATTGAACAATTTAGCCAATATCATGGAGGTAAAACATCTAAAAATTGGCATACTGAACCAGATTCTTCTATAACAGGAAAATATGGAATTGAATTAATATCTCCTCCTATAAAATTAAAAACATTTCTGGATAATATGCAAACTATTTTTAAAGCAATTAATAAATTTGGAACTACTAATAAATCTACAGGGTTACATATAGGAATTTCTTTAAAGAATATCAAAAGTATTGATATTTTAAAATTAGTCTTATTTATGGAAGAAGGCAAAATATATAAATTTTTTAAAGAAAGAAAAAATAATAAATATGCAAAATCTATGATACTTGAAATTTTACAAAAATTAGAAAAAGGTAAAGATATTATTAAAAAAGATTATACAGAATTTTTAGGAGATTTAGAAAGCTTTGTACCTAAGGAAAAATATTATGGAATTAATTTTATGAAATTAAATTCAGCTAATCCTTATTTAGAATTTAGATATTTAGGTGGAACTAATTATCATAAAAAATTTACAGAAACAAAATTTCAAATTTTAGACTTTATATATTTCGTACAATTAGCGATTGATCCTGAATTTAAGAAAAAAGAATATATATTAAAAATTAATAGACTTTTAAATTCTTTATTAGATAATACTAAAAATTTAGATCGTATTAAAGTTTTTAAATTTAATGACAAAGTGATTGGAAATAAATTAATGAAAGAAATGTTATTATCTAAAGTAGGTGGTAACTGGATATTAAAACCAGACGTTGTCTATAGAGATCTTGAGATTAATATCACTAAAAATAGAGATCTTGAAATTATAGGTGGAGAATTAATAAGTGGAAATTATAGCCCAAGTCTTATAGAAAATTGTTTGTTAGATGGAATACAGATAGATAGTGGAATCGTTAAAAACATTAAATTTAAATTTAATGAAAAAATTATTTATTTAGCAAGAGGTGTGATATATGAAGATTATATATGTAAGAATTTAGTTATATTTACAAAAAGTTCTAAAGAGGATATTCAAATACAAGATGGTGAATTATGGGGACTTTTAGACAAGAATTCTAAAGTTATCCTAGAACCTAAATATGATTTTATTGATGCGCCTGATTCAAATGGAACTCGAGTAATTAAAGTAAACGGGAAAGTTGGACTTTTGGATAAGAATTATAAAGTTATTTTGGAACCTATTTACGATTATATTGGTCCTCCAGATGAAGATGGAATTCGAGTAATTGAATTAAACAGGAAATATGGACTTTTAGATAAAAATTTAAAAGTTGTTGTAGAACTTAAATACGATTATATTGGTCCTCCAACTAAAGATGAAGATGGAATTCGAGTAATTATTTTAAATGATAAAAAGGGAATTTTAGATAAAAATTTAAAAGTCGTTGTAGAACCTAAATACGATGCTATACGTAATCTTAATTTAGACGGAACTCGAGTAATTGACTTAAATGGAAAAGTTGGACTTTTAGACAAAGATTATAAAGTTGTTGTAGAACCCAAGTATGACATTCTAAATACTCCTAAAAAAGACGGAACTCGAGCAATTAACTTAAACGGGAAAAAGGGACTTTTAGACAAAGATTTTAAAGTCGTTGTAGAACCTAAATATGATTTTATTGATGGGCCTGATTCAAATGGAACTCGAGTAATTAATTTAAACGGGAAAAAGGGACTTTTAGATAAAGATTATAAAGTTATTTTGGAACCTAAATATGATGCGATTTGGAATCCACATGATGATGGAACTCGAACATTTGCATTAAACAAGAAAGAAGGAATTTTAGATAAAGATTATAAAGTTGTCTTAGAACCAATTTATGACCGTATTGGGAATTCAAATGAAGATGGAACTCGAGTAATTAAATTAAATGGAAAAGTTGGACTTTTAGATAAGAATTTTAAAGTTATTTTAGAGCCAAAGTATGATATTATTAGGTATCTTAATAAAGACGGAACTCGAGTAATTAATTTAAACGGGAAAAAGGGACTTTTAGATAAGAATTTTAAAATTACATGGGAGGAAAATTAATGGCGTGTGTTACTACCTATTTAGGTGAACAAGAAATATTTAAAAGATTATTAGGAATTAAAACTTATACGGCTTTAAAGCTTAAGTTATATTCAGATGATAGAACTCCATCTAAATCAGATGAAGTTTCTCAATATACAGAAATATCAGGTGGAGGATATACAGAAATAACAATAGATCCAAACGATTGGACAATTGCAAGTTCAAGTGCCGCTACTACAGCTATTTTAGCAGCACAGATATTTTCATTTACAGGAACTATTACTAGAATTACTGGATATTATATAACTAATACAGCAGAAGATGTACTTATTTTTGCAGAAAGATTTTCAGATGGACCATATGAGAATTTTGCAGAAAGTACTTTACAAATAGATTTAACGTTATCTATACCTACATAAGGAGTTTAAATGGCATTATATACAGGAAGTTGTACAATAAATAGTATCTCATGCACCTCAGTAGTTCAATATTTAGAAACTGTTTTTATGGAAAAAAGACTTCCAATTATTATACAAAATAATAATTTTTGGTTAGATTTTGTACAGTCATGTAACCCTGAAATTTCATTAGCAATAGATACTATAAAAGATAAAAGTGAATTATATGTAATTGATAAAATGGAATATGAAAGACTTTTAGAAATTACAGAACTTCTTAATATTACATTTGATGTTACAGTAAATAGTACTACAGAATTCTTAAGAAGAGAAGTAGCTTCAATTGCTTTTAAGTTAGCGTATAAAGCAACAGCAATTGTATATAAATCTTTTTATAGAGCTTTAGATAGAGTTGGGCAGGTATTTGTTTATTATTACAATGGTCAAGATTTATTAAGACACACTCAAAGTTTATTAACAGGAACAGAAATTTTAAATCAATCTGATACTCATATTCATTTATCTCAAGAAAATTTTACTGGATTTTTAGAAGAAGATAGAACTTTAGATTCCGATCCTGTTCAAAGATTAGATACTGGATGGATATTAGATACTAAACTTTCTAAAACTTCTACAAAACATGTAGGTATTGAATATGTTATAGACGAATTAGTTACTCATTCAAGTACTGGATTATCATATACTATGACAGCTAATTATTTTGATTTTATTAAATCTAATATGGATGTTCTTAAAAAAGCTACTGAAGTTCCTCACATAGGTTGCCAATTAGTAGGGATCGCAGATACTTCTAATAATGTAAATACAATTACTGATATTGAGTTAAAGACTTTAACAACTACTAATTATGTTCCAGCTACTTTTGATTCAGAAGTTTCTTATATGAAATTTGGAATCGGAGCTCATACAGATATTGCAACTACAATTCCTACTACGCTATATACTCCAATTGCAAAAGCAGATGTTTCTATAGATGAAGTGTATGCAAATACAGATTATTGTGGAGCTGTTGCAGAATATAAAGGACAATTAGTTACAGTAGATACGATTTCAACATTAGTTAATCCTATTATTCTTACTTATCCAGAAGTAAGAAAAAAATCAATACGATTTAGTTTTACATATAATTTTCAAGATTATACTCTATCAGATGAAGCTGGTAAATTTTCTTATACATTACCAGATAATGAAGTTATTGATGCTGACATAAATTATATGACTGGTATTATTACTTTTAATACTTATCCATCTGGAATGACAGATATGTCAATTTTATATTATACAAAACAAACTATGGAAATAACTGAATGTGGAGTATTTGACATAAATGATAATTTATTAGCATATTCAACTTTTCCTCCAATTGAGTTTAAATCTAATGCTTTCCATGTTAATTTTGCATTTTTATTAAGTAAAACTACTTTTAGTTAAGAACTAACTATATTATTATAGAAAATAGGAGTTATTAAATGGCTTATACAACCAATTATGGAAATCAAATATTAACATATGATTATTTACAAGCAGCGACCTCTCAAGGTTTTAGTAAATTAAATTATGAATTATTTCCAAAAGGAATATATAAAGGACTTTCTTTAGAATATGTAGATGCGAATACTGTTCGTATTTCTCCCGGTGTGACTTTTTATTGGGACTCTACTACTGAAGTAGGATCTAGAATTGAAACTCAAGATTATATATCTATAGCAGTTACTGGAGCTGTAGATGTAAGTCAACCTTTTATCATATTAAGGTTTGATTGGGTAAATCAAACAAACAATTATATGGGATGGGAAAAAGTTGCTTTAGCAGATATTTTAACTGATGATATTGTAGTAGGTAGATTAGAATTTACCACTGGAAATGTTTTATTAAATTCATTCGATGAAACTAGACGAATGGAATCTCATTTAAAAGAACTTACTGAAGATCAAGACTTATTAAAAGTTTATCCTACAGAAACTACTCCTACTAATCAATTTGTAGTAGCTTCAGGAATTGTAGATACTTATAAAGGAGCTCAAACTGTAAGTGGAGGAACTTATCCTGTAGGTGGAGTAAGTGCTACTGGTGGATCAGCTAGAAATGATATAATTTATATTGATGAGGATGGAGTTCCTCAAGTAGAAGAAAATTTTATAAGTTATGGATCTAGAAAAGTAATTGCAGAAATTAGAAGAGCTTCAGGAAGATCTGATATTAGAGGATCAGAAATCTTTTTAATCGATAGAGATAGAAATGCTCCTAGAGAATATATAACTACATTAGATGTTATTGATAAATTTATTACCGTGAATAGTGAAGAAACAGGTTCTGGAGTTCAAGGAACGGGTTTAGCTGGTTTAGAAGTAGAACGCGGGACCGCTACAAATTTTAGATTAGAATTTGATGAAAGTGATAATTCTTGGAGAACCGGGTTAACTGGTTCAACTAAAAAATTAGCAAATATTATAGATAATCCAAATAATGAGGCTGTTCCAAGTTGGGATCAATCTAATGGACAATTAGAAACAGGTAATTATCTTAAAATGGACCCTGCACGACAAAATTATTATAATTATAATCCTGGGGATGTTAATTCATATTCTAAATATGGATGGTTAAGCAATGTAGCAAGAATTGGATTCGGAGGATCAGGAACCGGTTATCAAAATGGATTAGTTATCACAGACTCATTAGATGCTCAATTGGCTAAATTTTATAATAATGGTGGTTTTCAATCTAGATCTTTTACAGCTCAAAAAGCAGGAAATAATACTGGTGCACCCCAATGGTATAAATTATGTACCATAACAGCTACTAATGCTGATAGAATTGTATTAGAAGGTTTAGGTGCTTCAGGAATAGCATATAATAATGTTGATCATGTAGGTAGATGTAGCATAGTAATTTCAATTCAAAATGGGGTTGCTGATACTGAAGCTAATGTTCAAGGATATTTTTATAATGAAGGTGGAGATCGTTTAGTCACAAATGTTAAATGTGAAGAAAATGGTGGAAATTTTATTATAGATGTATTTGTAGAATTAGGAACATTCTCTTTAGATGGATGGTATGCATATTGTAGAGCGCAAACAACAGCAATTACTTGGAGTTTAACTTCAGATAGTGATCCTGGAACAGGAACAGGAATAAGACAATTAACTGATAAATTTCAAATAAATACTGAAACTGTTACCTTTAAAGGAAGTACTCCAGCTGTTGAAATTGATGGATCTTTAGATGATCCAACTTTAAGATTTAAAGAAGCTGGAACTGCAAGATCAACTATTAGACATGATCTTTCTGAAAATGCAATGGTATTCGCGTCTACTCAAGAAGATGGAAGTGGTTATGAATTTAAATTTGAAGGTGATATAGAAGCTACTACAATTAATTTAACTTCTTCAGAAGAATTTAAAGAAAACATACATATATGTAATCTATCAGCTTTAAATATTTTAAGTGAAATAAATATAGTAAATTATAATTATAAACAAGGATTAACAAAAAATCCTAATCAACAAATGGTTGGATTTATAGCAGAAGATACTAATCCTTTACTTTCTGGAGATTCTCAAAAAGAAATGATTGCTAATAATTGTATTGGACTTTTAATTAAAGCAGTTCAAGAACTTAAAAAAGAGAATGAAAACTTGAGAGAACTAATAGATTCTAAAGCTAATAAAGAAATAAGTTATGGGGGATACTAATGGCAAGTGCTTTTGTTTCAAATATAAAAGTATTAGATGATGATATAGGAAGTATTCAACTTAATTCTGATAATGGAATAAATGAACCTTTTTTAGAACCTAATGGGCATTCTATTCAAACTGATTATGATCTAATTAAAATTAATGGAGTTCCTTTTTCAGATTATTTTCTAGCAACAAGTAAATATAATTTATCTAACTGGCTTACTAATTTTCATACTCAAAATTTTAATTATATTAAAGATAATCATGTTAATATTAATTCACTAATAAGTAGTGATAACCATTTTATGCCAAAAGGATATGCTCCTAGTACAGGAGTACGAATACTTTATGTAGGTGGTGCTAGTGGAAATTCTTTTACAATTTCTAATTCGACTTTTAAATCTGAAGATGGAGGAGATTGGTTAGATTTTGATATAGCCGCAGT